AAGCCGGTTACGCGCAGCACTTCCAAAGCCTCGCGGAGCAACTGCAGCCGCAGCGTCCCAATCCGGCGCTGCTGCAGCACGATCCGCAGGCGTTCTATGCCATGCAGGCGGACTATGAGGCCAAGGTTGCCCAGCAACAGCAGTTGCAGCAGCAGGCTCAGACATACGCCCAGCAGGCCCATGCCCGCGCCATGCAGATGGAGCAGGCCAATCACGCGGAACAGCACCGCGCTATCGTCGAACATTTTCCGGAATATGCCGACCCTACGACCGGCCCAGAGCTTCAACGCAAGCTTACCGCCGTCGCCAAGGAGCTGGGGTATCCCGACGAGCTGATCGGTCAGGCGCGCGCCTCCGACATTCTCGCCATGCGTAAGGCAGCGGACTGGAAGGCGAAAGCCGAAAAGTTCGACGCCCTGCAGGCGAAGAAGATGGAGAAAGTGCGCGCCGCGAAGGATTTGCCGAGAGTCGCCAAGCCGGGCTCAGCCCAGGCTCCAGGCGCCGCGCGGCAGAACCAATACGCACAGGACCGGGAGCTCCTTCGCCAAGGAGACCCAGGCGCGACACAGCGCGTGCTCGACTCCTTCTTCGTCAAATCAAAATAAGAAAGAGCCGGATCAATGGCCGTTCCTTCAGGCACTTATCAGACCTACCAAGCGGTGGGCCGCCGGGAAGACCTTACCGATGTCATTCACGACATCTCCCCGACGAAAACGCCGTTCATGTCGAGCATCGGCAAGGGCAGCGCAACGCAGAAAAACCACGAGTGGCAGACCGACGCTCTCGCCGCCGCTGACGGCACCAACAAGGTGATCGAAGGCGACGACCCGAGCAACGATTCGGCAACCGCCACCGTCCGCCTCGGCAATTACACCCAGCTGATGGACAAGGTGATCCAGGTCGCTTCGTCCAACCGCGTGGGCGCGAAAGCCGGTCGCGACGACGAGCTCTCCTACCAGCGCTCCAAGCGCATCAAGGAGATCAAGCGCGACATGGAAGCCCGTCTGACGGGCAACTATGCGTCGGCTGCCGGCGCGGCGGGCACTGCCCGTGAGTGCGCCGGTTTCGAGGCGTGGATCCAGACCAACTACTCGCGCGGCACGGGCGGAAGCTCAACCGCGTTTTCGGCTGGCATCCAGGCTGCGGCCACCGACGGCACCCAGCGTGCATTTGATGAGTCAATGCTGAAGGCGGTCCTCGCTTCGATGGCCGACAACGGCGGCGAAGTCGATGGCGCGCTGGTTCTCATGGGCTCGTTCAACAAGCAGGCCGCCTCGACGTTCGAGGGCATCGCCCAACAGCGCCAGCAGGCGGGCGGGCAGCTTGCGACGATCGTTGCCGGCGCCGACGTGTATGTGTCGGACTTCGGCCGCGTGAATATGGTTTACAGCCAGTTCTCGCGCTCGCGCTCGGCGCTCGTTGTCGATCCGAGCCTGTGGAAGCTGTGCTACTATCAGCCGTTCAAGGTCGAAGACCTCGCCAAGACCGGCCACAGCGACCGTCAGCTCTTGAGCGTCGAGTTCACGCTCGAGTCGAGCAACGAGAAGGGCAGCGGCGTGGTCGCTGACCTCACCACAGCGTAACCGAGATGAAGCGGCTCCTGGATCATGATCCCGCAACCGGGCTCATGACATTCCATGACTACGACGAGACCGAGGATAAAACCATCGTCTCGTACGAGCAGGACGTGGAGCCGCTTCTGGATCGAAACAAGGCGGCGCAGAATGATGCGTCTGGCCCGATGGGTGACATGTGTCACGTCGCCTCGATCCCCTCCTCGGTGCAGTTGAAATGGCTGATCGAGCACGGTGTTGACATCTGCAACCCCGATCACATGCCCGGCGTCACGAAGCTGCTGAACAGCAACGAATATCGCTACCTCAAGGTACGCGACATCATCCTCTAACGAGAAAGCATCACAACAATGGCCACTATCCTTCGGAGGCTTCCGACGGCGTCTTTCACGCGCCCTGCGGATACTACCGCCTACGCCTCGGGCGACCTCATGGCGAACTCGACCACGGCGGGCTCCGTGGTTGCGATGACCTTCAACCCGGTCACCAAGGGCTCGGGCCGGTCGGCGCAGATTCGCCGCGTTCGCATCTCGAAGACCGGCACCAGCGTCACCAACGCCGCCTATCGTCTTCATCTCTACACGACCTCGTCGATTACCGCCGCCAATGGCGACAACGGCGCATGGTCCACCGACAAGGCCGCAAACTACGTCGGCTCGGTCGATGTGACCGTGGACAAGGCAATGACCGACGGCGCGGCGGGTAACGCGACCACCGAGCTCAACGTCAACAGCCTGTCGCTCTACGGGCTCTTGGAAGCGCGCGGCGCTTATACCCCCGCGTCAGCCGAGGTGTTCACCGTGACGCTGGAATCTTGCGAGGACTAACCCCTTAGCATCTTGCCCAAGGAGCACTGATGGCGATCTCCCTCAACGTCAGTGCTCCGGCGGCAATTCCGGACCTCGACACGCTGAAATCGACGGCTTCGGACTGGCTGGACCGGGACGACCTCGACACGAAAATCCCGGTCTTCATCCTCATGGCCGAGGCGCTGTTCAACCGCGAGCTGCGTACTCCGGACATGGAGAAGACGACCACCGGGCAGGTATCCGGCGAAGACACTCCTTTGCCCGACGATTATCTCGCGATGCGGGCGATTTACGAGGAGGGGAGCCCGGATCGTCCGCTGAAGGGCATTGCGCCCTCGGCCATCAGGCAGGACTTCGACGGCACCACCGGCAGTCCTGTCGCATATGCGCTGATCTCCGGCGGGATCAGGCTGGTGCCACCGCCTTCCGCAAGCCTGCTCGTGACGATGGATTATTGGGCGCGGATCGACGCTTTGTCCACCGCCAACCCGTCCAACTGGCTCCTGGAAAAGCATCCAGACGTCTATCTGTGGGGGACGCTGTTTTACGCCGAGGCGCATTTGGACAACGCCACTCGGGCGGGCCAGTGGAAGAGCCTGCTCGATGAGGCAATCTCGCGCATCAACCGCGCGGCGAGCAATGACCGCTACGGCGCTGGGCCCTTGGTTCCGAGCATCGCCCGTCAGGTCAGGGGCGCGCGTTGCTGAAGGCTTATAAGCTCCCGGAATGGACCCCGGACCTGGCGGACAACGTCCTGACCGTCGCCAAGAACGTCCGCGCTATCGCCAACGGCTATGCTCCGGTAAAATCGCTGCTTGCGGTAACGACCGCCCTTCCGGCGGCGTTCAACGGCGGCGGGGCGTTTATCGATTCCAACGGGGGATCTTCGCTTCTCGCCGCGACCGGAACCAACGTCTATAAATACAGCTCGGGCTGGAGTTCGATCCTCGCCGCTACTGCCGCACAGGTGGTCAGGTTCGCGCAGTTCGGCGATAACGCCCTCATCGCCAACGGCGGCACGCTCAAGTCCTACAGCCTGACCGGCGGCGTGGCGACGACACCTACGTCGGCTCCATCACTGACCGATGTCGCGCAGACCCGCGATTTCGTCATGGGCATCACGACCGCCAACGAATTGCAGTGGTGCCAGTTCAACAATTCCGCCGTGTGGACGACCGGAACCAACCAGGCGGACAAGCAGCCGAGCCTGTGGGGCCAGCTAAGAAGGGTCGTCGGCGGCGAATATGTCATCGCGATCACCGACCGCTCGGTGGTGCGCGGGACGTATGTCGGCGTCGAGGGCGGGCTGGATATCATCTGGCAGTTCGACCAGATTTCCGCCGAAGTCGGCTGCATGGCCGCAGGCTCGGTGTGCAACGTCGGACGGTTGGTATTTTTCCTGTCCGAACGCGGCTTCGAGATGTGCGACGGGCAGAGCGTCACCCCGATCGGGGATGAGAAGTTCAACCGCTGGTTCTTCGCCAATTTTTCACGCGCGGACATCAGCCAGATTTGGGGCGCGATCGACCCGAGGAACAGCTTGGTTCTGTGGGGCATGCCCGGAGCGCCGGGGATCATCCTTGCTTACAATTGGGTGCTGCAACAGGCGACGGTGCTTGAGATCCCGTTCGGCGGGATGTTCACCGGCTACACCGCCAGCGTCAGCATCGACGCGCTGGACGCGATTTACGGCAATCTGGATGCGGTTCCGATCAGCCTTGACGATCCGTCGCTGACTGGCGGCAACCCGATCCTCCTGATTGCCGATAATTCAAACGTGCTGAGCGCGCTGACCGGGGACGTGCTTGAGGCGACGATACGGATTCAGAACGTCGAGCCGACGCCGGGAAGGCGTTCGCGGGTCAGGACCATAAGGCTGGTGTCCGACACCACGGACGCATCCTGCACGATCGATGCACGAATGCGGGCGGGAGATGCTGAAGGGGTTAAGTCATCCTCGGCCATGCGGACCAACGGACAAATGCCGATCCGAGCTAATGGACGGTATAACACGCTGGAGTTCACCATTCCCGCCGCTGCCGACTGGAGCTTCGTTCGGGGCTTCGAGTTGGAGTTTGAAGCCGGGGACATGCGTTGACGACCACCCGCGTCTCGCATCTTTCCGACGCAAGGCAAGTCGCGACCTCGCTGAATATCGCGCGCCGCAAGACCGACCCGCTGGACCTTAGCTCGGATCAGCTGACCCTGCTGGTCGATCGCCAGATATCCGTCACCGGGAATATCGACGCAGCGGGGACAGTTCGCGCAACGACCGGAATTACACCCACCACTGGGCAGGGCGTCGAGGTTTATCACAACGGCCTCACCGAGGCGTCGGGAATTGGCACGATCTTATGTTACGACCGCGCCGGAGCGGTTTACCAAGAGCTCGATATCAACGCGCTGACCATCAAATTGCAGGTCAGCGGAACGACTATTGCCACGATCGACAGCGCGAGCGTCAATCTCGCCTCGGGCAAGGTTTACAAGATCAATTCCACCCAGGTTGTCGGGCCTCGCTCCACGGGCTGGACGGCGGATACGGGGGCTGCCGAAAAAGGCGCGCACGCGACCTACACGGCGGGCTCGACCCTGACTTTCACCGACCCGCCCACGGCAGCGGAAATGTCGGCGCTGGCGACCCGAATCGCGGATATTGAAACCGCCGTCCAGAATTTCTCGCGCGGCCAGAAGGCGATCAAGGACGCGATCACCACCCACGGACTCATAGGAACATAACAGATGCTCGGTTCGACAGGCTTCCCGGCTGGCTTTTCAGGTTTCGGCGGCGGTCAGCAAATGATGCAGCCGATGCAGCGGCCGCAGACGCCGACAATGCAGCGCCCCGAAATGCCGTTGATGCAACCCATGCAACAGCAGCAGTCTTCCCCATGGTTCCGCAATCCGCAGCAGCAGCAGCAAATGCCCAGTTTCATGAACCATGTGCAGGGCCAGCTTCCGAGCTTCGACCAGCTTTCCGCGCAATATCCGTCGTTCTTCCAGCAGCACGGGATCGGGCAGGATCAGTTCAACCAAATCAGCAACTGGTGGGGGCAGCGACCGCAGGGCGGTGACATGGGCTCGTGGTGGCAGGCCCGCCCAAGCTTCCAGGGTCTTTCGCGGGGCTAAGTGATTATCGGCTCGGTCCCCGATCCTCGGAAATGGGATCGGTGGCCGGAAGCCGAAGCATTACTGGAGCCAGCGCGGGCGAGGGGCGGGTTTCCCTCGGTTCTGGACGACGATGAAGTTCTATTCGCGGTCATGGAGGGGAACGACCTCCTCGCTGTCGCCACCGCGTGGCTGAGCACCGAACGATATGTCGAGGTGAAACTGATTGGCGGGCGGGACCACCGCCGCTGGCTCAAGGAACTGGATGACAAAATTGGGGCCGAGGCAGCGCAGGCGGGAGCCGCGCTAATGATCGGCATTGGGCGCGCTGGCTGGGCGAAAAGCCTCAAGCGCATTGGGTGGGAACGTATTCGCGCGGTGGACGACCACTGGCTCTACGCGCGGCGACTAGAGCGGGGTCAACCCGCCGGGGAAGGTGTGCCATAGGCAAGAAAACGACAAAAACTTCCAGCACATCGACGCCGTGGGCACCGGCGCAGCCGATCCTGACTGGCGCTGGCAACGCGATCCTCGACAATTACAATTCCAACCAGGGCAATCTGCAATCGCTGTCGAACAGCCTCACGTCGAGCGTCATACCCGGCATCCAGCAGCAGATCGGCCAGACCAACCAACAGCTGCAGCCAGGTTACAACTACATCGGCAGCACGCTCGCCAACAATCCGGGGCTTGCCAACCCGGCCAACGCCCAGCTTTCCGCCTACGGCAACGGGGGCTATCTCAACGAGAACAACGCCGCTGTTCAGCAACTCGCTCAGTTCGCCGGGCAGCAGGCGGGCAATTCGATCAATTCGGCCTTCTCATCGGCCGGGAGAACGGGTTCCGGCAACCACGCCACCGATCTTGCGAGAGGAGTGACCCAGGCCTCGCTCGCTCCGCTGTTGCAGAACAACCAGTTCGAGCAGGGGCTGCAGCAGCAGGCGCTCGGGATGCTCGGCCAGAACTACAACGCCGGGATGGGCGCCCAGGCCAATGCGGCTGGGTTGCTGCCGAATTACGGGGCGTCCCAATATGCGGGTTATACACCGCTGCTCGGGGCGGCGCAGCTGGCGGGTCAGCTGCCCTATTACGGAGCGAACAGCCTTGGCAATATCGGATCGCTTTATGGCGGCTACGGAACCCAGGCCGGGACGCAGCCGGGTGGCTGGATGAACGGACTCTTGAGCGCGGGCGCGTCGCTCGGTTCGGCGGCAATCATGGCCTCCGACCGCAGGCTGAAAACCAAGATCACGAAGATCGGCGAGGCGAAGGACGGCCTCGGCATCTACGAGTGGAACTGGAAAGCCGATCCGAACGGCGAAAGAGTGCGGGGCGTGATTGCCGATGAGGTTGAGAAGCTGCGCCCGCAGGCCTTCGTCAAGGGCTTTGTCGGCGGCGTTTACGATGGCGTGAACTACGCAGCGCTCGGGGGAATGTAATGGATCCG